TCCGATTTTTTCCTAAATACCGTTATGCTTTTTCTTTTCATTGCAACAAGAGCGTCCGGATTTTCTTCCTGTACTTCATGCACCTCTTCTTTTTCTGTCTCAATAATTTCTTTTTCTTTTTTCATGCTGTCTCCTTATAAAGCAAGAGGGGATTTCTCCCCTCATTAAATTATGAACCGGATTTGATATCTCCAGCTATAAGTGCGTGTGTTGCAAACTTTGCAATTCTTCCGTCTGAATCAAGCTCGTACATATTAAGGTACTGCCCTGCTACAGCGGGAATGTCTGCACCTGATGTGTAAGCAATAAGTCCGACGCTGTGAGCGTAAAGATTTGCGGTCCTTGCGCTAGGTGTAACCTTATAAGCAAGCGTGTTGGTAACGGGTGATGGTGTCGCGGTAAAGCTTGTGGTACCTGCTACTGTTCCGGCTGCTACTGTTGCGGTCAATGCAGGTGCGCTTGTCGGCTGTGTGATAGTCGGCGCACCACATCCCTTGAAGTTACAAGAGAAGTCAGTTTTTGCGTTTGCGTCTCCGCCTGCATCTACAATTTCCGATGCGGTTACATACGCCTGTGTCCTGTGTCCGTTTGGTCTGGTGTAACGAACGTATGTTTTTGCGTCGTCTCCAAACTCTCCCTGCAGTGTCATAATATAATCTTGTGCAGGATTTCCGATAATTCTATGCCCAGTAATAGCAAGAGTGTACTGCTTGCCGATTATATCTGAGTTGCCATAACCGCCACCGTCTAAGTATGCGGTATCATCTGTCGAGTCATTATGCGAGTCAACCGCCGATGTAATTCCTGCTGCTAACTTTAACCATGTCCTCGACGCTCCACGCGGTGTGCTATCTACTTCAACAAGCACCCTATTGTTCAAACTAAATTCTACTGCCATTATTACTCCTTAATCTTTTATAAAGTCTACTCTGAAAGGTACGCAATAAACAAGTTCCCCTGTTTCGTACTGACTAACAAAGTATGCTTCACTTTGTAATGCAATGTCTATTGATAACCCGCCGTCTAGTTGCACCTCTTGTGCAGTAATTGCGCTGATTATTTTTCGGCATTGTTCCTGTATGTCTTTTAGCTTTTTACTTTTAACATAATAGGTAAAAGCCAAGCTACCCTGAAACTGCCCGTCTAAATAACGAATAGTATTTGTCGGTGTTGCTTCATGTCTTGTAATTATTTCAAGTGCTGCGGTGTCGGGAAAAACATCCTGATAAATGGTACTAACGGCAAGAGAGGCTTTGCTTTTTAAGTACTCGTTAATAGTGCTTATGTAATCAGTTGCCATTTGCTATTTTCTCCCATTTCTTCAAGTGCCTTACCTTTGCAGCCTCAAACCATTTAGGCTGGGCGTTCTTGTTGTGTGAGTATTTTATTTGCGACGGAGAAACCTTTTCTCCAAGATAGTATTGATAACGAACATAAGGCGTTTTCCACTGTACCACGCCTGAACCAAGAACTGTATTAAGTATTCCTGATTTCTGCATTGTTCCAGCGTTAATTGGACAGAAATAATTACTATCCTTCAACACCTCGCTGTCAAGAAGCTTTTGCCGTTTTTCAATGACGCCTTCTAATCTTGCAGCTATCTTTGTCTCGTTGAACACAATATTCATTTATACCGCCGTAAACTTAACGAATTGAACCGCTGTGCTTTTTGCAGGCATCACTGTTCTTATCCGTAGCTCTTTTGTTCCGTATACTATCTTATCGCCTTCTTTGAAACTGTCTACAGTGTATTTCGTAGGTGTAGAAACATCAAAGTCAAAATAAAATGTATACAGACTTTTTCGAACACTTCCCATGCTGTCGTTTGTAAGCTCTTCTGTTGTTCTCACTCTAATATTACTAAGCGTTTGTTCTGTACCAAAGGTTTCTTCCTGATACTCATCAACGCCTGTAAAACTAGAATGCTTTGCGGTGTCTGTCATAAGACTAGAACTTATCATACAGCCTCAATTATAGGGTCTCTCATTTGATACCCCCGTATATTTCACAGAATAGCTCAAGCCAGTAACGCTTCTTTTCTGCCGTAGTCTTAAAGTTTGCCTCTTGTATTCTTTCTTTTTCGCCGGTGTCCAGCGTGTATGAATATCCGTCAAGTGACTCGCTTTTCTTTGACAGGTTAGCAGTGTTAATAGCCTGAGCCTCTAAATAGTCAACCTCGCACATTAAACAAACTGCACTATCAATTCCGTTTTCTTTCCTTTCTGTTATGTAAGGAAGCATGGTGTCAACGTACAATTTGTTTTCAAGTGCGTACTTGTCGAACTCCGCTTGAGAAGGTATGGCACTGCGTCCAAGTGAGGTATAAAAAGTATACGTTACATTTTCATATGCCATACCTACCTCCTTTATTCTAATTCTGTTGCGGTTACGGTGTGAGAGACGGTTATTGTCTTTGTCCCGTCTGTGTGCAATCCATATGCCTCAAGCTTATCGCCTGCTACTACTGCAATAGCTGCGGAGTAGTCTGTCCAGTTTCCCCATACATTAGGTGAATTGGCTGAAGACAACCGGTATTTTATTGATGTTGAACCAGTGCAAACAATCGCTGCTTTATCAGTTGAACCGCCGGTAATTGTATAAACAGGGTCAAGCATTGTCGGTCTGATCAGTAGCGTTGAACTCTTTGTTACAGCGTGTTTGTAAATCTTTCTTCCCTGTACAGCGGAAGCACCAATGAAAGTGCCTGAGCCTTCAAGTGATTGAAGTCTTACGGGTACAGCCCACTCTTCAATTCGTGTACACCAGTTGGGATGTCCTACGATGAATACCGAAGTGTCGGGAAGGGTTGCATCTTCAAAGATATTGAAGCCTGCAATCTGTCCGAGTGCGCCTGTCTGAACTACAGCGTCGCCAAGTGCAGAAGCTTTAATAAACTCGGCACTCTGCAAAATAAGCGCGTAACATTCAGGTGTTACCAGCGCAAACCTTCCTGCTAATGGTACTTTGGCATTTGATAATGCGGTGCGTGCTGTTACGAACGCAGCATATACAGTATTTTCTGTTAGTGCAGCTGCATTACTGATCGGTGTAGCACCGGCAACAAGAACCGCTGTTCCGTCGCTGTTCATCTGCACACCAAGCGAATAACCTGCTGAGTCCAATCTGTCTGCAACAAGATTATCAGGAACGGCTGCTGCATCGTATCCGTCAATGATTTCATTAACAGCATAATCTTTGTCGATTGTTACGGTTATGTATGATGTTGCACCCTGTGTTAACGCCTTTCCACTTGCCTTATTGTAAGTGGCTACTGTTACCTCGGTATCACGTACAGGGATTTTTACAGCACCAGCTTTCGGGTCGCCTTCATATCTGTTATTCCATACAGCACCGTTGCGCTGTACCAAGGTGTCTCTTAATTTTGCATCTACCAAAGATGCGAATCTGTCTTGTAATGTATGAGCCATGTATACTCCTAGTCTACTTTTAATGTCGGGTTAAGTTTTTGAAAGGCAGCTTCAACACCGGTTAAACCCGTTTTAGATGTTCCTGCCATGTCCGGTACCTTTGGCGGCTGCGGTGCGTTTTCGTCTACCAGTACGTTTTTAACGTCTTTCGTAAACTCTCCGAACAGGTCCGCAAGGTTTTTACCCTTTGCGTCTTCTCCGGATAACGCTTCAAACAGTTTTTGTTCTATCGCTTCTTTTGTCAATTCGTTTACAAACTTCTTACCGCTTGTAAATTCTTTAACCTGCCATCGCAGTTCTAACTGTTTAACTTTCTTTTCAGATTCGGCTTTAGCGGTTTCTGCTTCGGTCTTGTATTTCTCAACGTCTGCTTTAATCGCTTCTACATCTCCAAAACTAGCAATCTTTTCCTGTGCTGTCTTGAGCTGTGCTTTAAGATCATCATAGTCTGCAAACTTTTCCTTTACTCGCTCGATGTCCTTTCCGTTCTCTGCCATAATCTGCGGGATTGCTTTTTCATCAATTCCCAAACCTGCCAAAAAGTCTGTTTTCATTCTGTCCTCTTAAGTAGTTTTGAGCCTGTTACTATCGGCTAGGATTTGCGCTTTTAAGTTATCGCTAAACTAATGTATGTTATCACTAACACTATTATACTTAACTAACATTAATACCTAAAAATATATAGTTGTCAAGTGTTACATCCCAATCTTTTCTCTGTCATAGTCTCGTCGTAATCCTGTCTGTTTTGTAAAGTCTCGAACTCTTCCCTGTGCTTCCCTTATCTTTGCGCTTGCCTCCGATGTTGACAAGCCAGCTTTTCCCATTGCGTATTCCTCGCGCTTGTATCTCCGCACACTTCGCTCTAATGCTCGCTGCTGTTGCTCTGCCTGGTACTGCGTTAATGTCTTACCGTTGTATTTGTATTTCTCATCGTCAATATGTGATAGCTCTTTGTCTGAATACATTCTCTCCCCGCCTAAGTACGGATAGTAAGAATGCCTGCAGTTTACTCCTCCGATTCCGTCTGCTTCTCCTTGACCACAAATACTAAAAGGAGGATAACCCGGAGTCTTCCCTGATAACGAATATACCTTACCTTGCCATTCCGCATGACTAGGTCTTGCGCCTGAGTGTGCAGAAACTTCTACAAGGTCAATATTCAGCTTGTCACAGTTATCTGCGGTTATCGCTGTCGCGGTCTGATTTATCCCTGTTATGATGTTTGCCCGAACTGCTCCCTCAATCGTTCTTTTAACAACCTTTCCGGATCCGGTGTACTCGACGGTATAAATCCCCTGCCGTGCTAAATCGTTAATTGACAAGACTAAAGCCCTGTTATAATTAAACGCCCCCGTACTTACCCTGATATAAGCCTGTGTTGCCTGATTGATAAACTGTTGCTGTGAAGTCGTTGCTGTTGTTAGTGTTAGATTGCGCAGCGTATTTGCTGTCTTGTTTAATTCCGTGAGAAGTATTTGCTCGTTTGCAAGTGCCGGAGTAAGTCCAGCTTTCTTGATTATTTCGTTATCTGTCTTTATTGATTTCTCTATGTACTTGTCAAAACTCTCTTTGATTTCTTTCTGAACAATAGGGTCATACTTTTCTATAAGCCTTGTAACGTCGCCTTGAAATAGTCCAGCATCCTTATAAGCCCTCGCTAGATAGTCGATGGCGTCAGGGTCGCCGAGTGCCTTAATCTTTGCCGCCATTTCCCCGATGATTTCTTTTTCTAGCTGTGAGTATATATCTGTGAGTCTATCGCTTGCTCTTGTTAGCTCCTCAGGCGTTAGCATTCAGCCGTCCTTTACAGTCCAAAGGTATTGACTACCTGCTCAGGTGTCTTTGCGCGTGCTGTTGCCTCATCTTCGCCGAAGAACTCCATGCGGTATTCGTACCTGTCTTTAATGCCCTGTGTTACTTCCTGCATAGCAATCTGTTTCATCTGCATCGGGTCTTTTCGAATTAAGTCGTTGAACTTAACAGTAATTTCAGGGTCAAACTTAACGCCCATATAAGCACCAGCCATATAAGCAAATACATATGCACAGTCTTTATACTTTTCCTCAAGCTCTGCCTCAATCGTATCTACAACGCTGTAAAAGGCTTTCTTTCCGCCGGTAAACTGTGTCGCGGTCTGTGTTGTCTTTTGCAGGTCTGATATAGTACCTGCTCCGATATTGCAAGTCTGTTCAATGCGTTTGAATATCTCCTGCAGTGCCTGAGCCTGTGCATCTGTACGGAGCGTAGGTGCGTGAGTGATAATCTTTTGTGTCGCGTTTACGTCGCCGTTGAACTTTACAAACAGCCTTTGAAGCTCTGGGTCAATGTCTGCCCTTACTTCTTTTTTATCCCTTCCCTGTATCGGTCTGAATAAATCCCCATCGGCAAAGACTTTCATTTCCCCGCCTTCCTGTTCCCAGTTAAGCCTATAGAATTGTTTGTCTGCTAACTCTATAAGTTTCTCGGCTCCGCATATCATAGCGCATGGTACTTTTGTTCCGTCTATCTTATTGTTAGCGCGGTTTCTGAACTCAATAACCATTGGTCTGTCTACATTCTGCCATGCGTAATAAGGCGTCAGGTCTTTAGTCTGCTCTAAGCTCTCAAGCCCTGCCTGCTGTAACTTTCCGCCCTTAACCTTGTATAGAAGTGTCATTA